AGCCGCAGCACACGCAAGGTGGTTGCCGCCGAATGTGGTGCCGAGCATGCCGCCCCAAGCCTCGAAGTGGGGAGCGATGAGCACACCGCCCACGGGGAAACCGTTGCCCATACCCTTCGCCATAGTCACCAGGTCGGGCTTAATGCCGCTGTACTGATGGGCGAAGAAACGGCCTGTACGGCCATATCCGCTCTGCACCTCGTCGAGGATGAGGCACACGCCATGACGTGTGGTTGCCTCACGCAACTGGCACAGGAAGTCGTCGCCGGGCATCTGGATGCCTGCAACGCCCTGGATACCCTCGATGATGGCAGCGCAGTATTCGCCGGTAGCGAGTTCGCGCTCCACAGCCTCAATGTCGCCCATGGCAACGAAGGTAACCTTATCGGTAACGTTGAAAGGAGAGTTAATCTTGGGATTGTCGGTCATCTCCACAGCACCCGATGTGCGGCCGTGGAATGCACCCTTGAATGCGAGCACACGGCTCTTGCCGGTGTGGAACGATGCCACCTTGATGGCGTTCTCGTTGGCCTCGGCGCCGCTGTTGACCATGAACAGACTGTACTCTTTTGTTCTCTTCCCATCTTCCAGGAAGTAGAATTCACGGATCTCCGGTGCCTTGTCAAAGATTCTTGTCTCTTTGGATATATTATTAGGAGCAGGCTTGCTTGTAATGTTCAGCTTGTAATGCTTCTCATTCAGCAACGCTTCTACTTCCTCTTTATAGCTCACAGTACTCTTGTTTGCTTCAAACCGCGCTGCATTCAATTTATGCTGCAAGATCTTCTCTACCAGCTTCGGTTCACTCTTTTTCTTGTCCTCATCCGTATACACTACGTCTGGAATATAAACAGATCCGTCATCGTATAAATACCCCACAGGAGCAGCAACAAAATCCCCGCCGCCGAAAGCAGGGTCTACGTGCATGATTTTCCGCACCAGATGTGATTCATCCGGAAGTACACCGTTATAGAACTTCATGTCTCCTGATTCAAACAGGGACCCGCTTCTCTCGATGGGTTCCTGCTGGTACTGTGCCAGCCAGGATGCCATATCATTATTCCTCTCAAAGCTTGCCCTCTTCTGGATGTAATAATCATCACTGAACCCCACACCGTAATCATAATGGAAATTACTGTGGTCTTCTCCATCCAGAGCAGGCAGATTGATAATACGGTATCTCCTGCTTGCAAATTTAGGGTCATTCACCACCAGCTCCATGCGCTGCCCTATAGGATCAGCAATACTCCAGCGGGTACCACACCACAGAATCTTTGCCTGCTCCTTTGCACGGGTGAGTAGATTGTTTTCCACCTTCGTCCAGGCAGACACAAGACGGTCCTTATTCAGTGCTTCTTCAATACCACCGATAAGGTCATCGCTGATGAGAAATCCGTTGCAGTCACACGCACCGTTCAGTGTACCATACAGCGACCGGCAGGTAAGGGACGCATACCTCTTGCGCCGGTCAATGTTCAGCGTCTCATCCTTCGCATTTGTTGCAACGAGTTTCGCCTGCGGGAATATCTCATGCCACTTGTATGTAACAGGATCGCTTATAATCTCCAATACACCGTTGTAGAACGCACTGGTGATTACATCAGAATATGCGGAATACAGATTGCTTCTCTCAGAATTCTTTCCGATCAACCACGTAATGGCCATCATCAGCATCGTAGACTTACCGGTTCTTGGCGGCTGCGACAGGAACAGCTCATCCAGCTCATCATCTTCCAGCATCTGGATATACTTTGTAATGGTTTGCAGCCTTCCCCTGCGAGGTTCATAGAACTTCTCCTGCGGTGCCCTGTCCCACTCCAGATACCGCAGGTAGCTGTCCAGATGTTTCGGCGCAGCTGCTCTCAATACCTTGCCATGTAAATCATACAGAGCAGATATTGTATTCACAGGTGCAGACGGTAAAAAATTCTGAATACGCTCAGATAACCAGACGAGGGTGTTAACAGCACAACTGCTGCTCACACCCTCGTCATTTATTACTTCGTACAGGTCTCTGAAGACCCCTATGTCAGGCTTGATCTCTGCCTGCTGTTTTATAGCTTGTATTAAATCCATAACTCTCCTTTTTATATTTTGGCGATATTTTGACTCATGCTGTTTTACGTCTCTTCAAATTAAACCACGTTGCGCGGGATATGCCCAGCAGCTTGCAGCACTGCACCACTGTGAGGTCACCTGCCTGCTGCTTCTCAAGGTAATGCTCAAACATAGGTACATCGACTTCCGGTCTTCCTATCTCTTTGCCTGTCTTTGCAGACACCCTCTTGCCACGTTCATTCACCTGCATTACTGCATAACCCTCTGCCTGCCGCTGCTTCGTTTTGTTTCTCTCCTGTTCTGCCAGCGTGGAAAGAACTTCCACCAGAAGATTGTTCACCATTTCCTGTATCCACTGCTGCCCCTGGAAATCAATCAGTGTTGTTGCAACATCGAGGATACGAACAACCACACCATGCTCCTTGAACCACTGAAGCTCATTCTTGACTTCATCCTTGTTACGTCCAAGACGGTCCAGTTCCTTGATAATGATTTCATCGCCGGCAACTGCAACGGACTTCATCAGCTGATACTGCTCACGATCAAAATTCTTACCACTCTGTTTGTCACAGAACACCTTGTCAGCTGACTTGTACTGATTCAGCGCAACCAGCTGCCTGTCAAGGTTCTGCTCCCTGGTAGATACTCTACAATAATGATATACCATTAATTCTCCTCCGGAATCTGATCCACAACAATCTGGTCTGCTCTTCTTGCACCAGGTCTCTTTTCCTGAATGACGATCTCATAACCAAGAACATCCAGCATCTCTACTACATAGCTGAAACCGAGGTTGGGGTTCTGAAGTCTTGCACTGATGTCATTACCTCTGCTCTTTCCAAGTGCCTTTGCCATAGTGAGAAGACTGCAACCTTTGTTGAACATTGCTTTACGGATAGCTTTATTGACCTGCATGACACACCTCCTTGATTGATGTACTTATATTACCATAATATATGTTAGTTGTCAACTAATATTTTTTAGTTACGTCTTTTTATTTTTGCGAGTGCAGAAATGACCACCCCCGCGAAAAATATTATGTAAACCAATTTCCCCCCGAGGGTGGCCCAGGGGCTGGCGGCATGATCCCTCCGGTACCCAGGGGCTGGCGGCTTGTTACATGGTATAAAAAAGCACACAATTATAGACTACTCAAAAAACTATTAAACACCCTAACAAATATTAGATATTGCCTATTGACATCTAACATATATTAGTGTATTATATCGATACTAACATATGTTAGGGTATTTGAATATTTCGGCCTGCATGGTGCCGGTAAACCATAGCAATAAAGGAGGCTATAATGGTAGAGAAAAAGAAAAATCCGAAAGTATCGTATATTCTTACTTTCGGGGATCCTGGCAATCTATCCGTCACTTTCGCCAGGGGCGAATTAAACAATGTACGTTTCACCGTTGAGAAAATGCAACTTTCAAACGTTCACATTAGCGAGTGTAAAAAAAGCGATATGTTAACTTATAAGCATATCCCTATTATCACATGCGAACCCGCGCCGGATACCTGGGAATTCATCAAACCCGCGAAAGATCCAAAGGGAAACAAGTGGTATAATCTTAACAATTTACGCCATATGTCCCGCGCCATTTCCCATTACCGCGCATTGTATAAACATGGCATTAGTTTACATGTCACCATTTCTACCGGTAACGATAAGATTGGCAGGGTAAAGAACGTTTCTCTTTTACCGTACTTAACTTGCAGTCCTATTTGTGTGGGATCATGCGCTGGCGATTGTTACGCCGGTAAACTGGCGGCTATATACGGATCCACGTTAAACGCGTGGGCTAAAAATACATTCCTTGCAATAGAACACTCCAATATCTATTGGAGCGATGTAAACAAGGCAATAACGAGACGTACTAAACACTTTAGGTTTCACGTCTCCGGCGATATTCTCAACGAGTATTACGCCGCACAAATGTTACTTTGCTGTAAAACTCATCCATGGTGCAACTTCTGGACATACACAAAAAAGTATTCCGTTGTTAATAGTATGTATATCGCGTTTCAAGAAACCGAGAATTTAAACGTTCTTTTTTCCGGCTGGCAAGAACTCAAGCCGGATAATCCGTACAGTTTCAGTGAAACAGACATCTTTATCGATGAGACCGACAAGCCGAACAATGGCTATATATGCCCTGGCGATTGCACCGTATGTATTAAAGGCAATACAGGGTGCACAAATAAAAAGATCAAAATAGTATTCTTCAAATTACACTAAAATGGAGGGAAAAAGATGTATTTTGTTTCAATACGGAAAACAGATCAATTCTGGCATAGTAAAAAACTAATCGAAAGCACACCAGTAGATAACATGTCTGAAACCGACGCAATTGTGGCATACTATGAAAAAGAACTGTATACTGGATTTGTTAAACGCGGATATTTTGGAATACTTGAACAGATCGAACGCGTAGAAACCGAGACCGGATATACTGTACATCTTGAATTCAAACAAGCTTGCATTCTGTTTAGCAATTCCTATTTTTCAATCAACGTTACGGAGATTTAAAATGATCCTGTTTGAATTTATCTTTTACATGATCCAGGAAATAGGATCCATAATTACGGAGGCTTCAAAATGACTGTTATACTGGCTATTCTGGCATTACCGTTGGTTATAATTTCGGAATTACTGAAAATTAGCAAGTGACAATCTACCTGGCATGTGATATCATATGCCAGGTGAAAAAATTAATAACGGAGGGAAAATGAAAAAATTTGATTTAAATATTGACTCACGCGGAAACGTGTATCCCTGGAATTTTGGATTTTTTGAAAAAATGATTAAAATATCCAATGTTCAATCGCAAGAATACGATACTTTTAAATGCGGTGAGTGTATATATCGCATTATTAAACCTGCTTATCCAGATGTTAAAAGCAATTGGAACCACTACAATAAATGTCTTGCCTATGTTCAAGAAAAAGCTAAACGCGAGAATTTAACCGTTGAAAAGCTTTAATACATTAAGCCGGTCCGCATGGACCGGCTTTATTTTACACTATGTTAGTTAACATAATTATGTTTAAATAATATTTGTGGATCCGGACCGGTGGAACCCTGGAGCGGGACCGGTGGAACCCTGGAGCGGGACCGTATCGATATTATGTAAACATTGCTATTTTGCATTTTAAGCCATTTTAAGCAACGTTTTTTCTAATGGTATATTTATACACTTAAGCAGTAAAACGCGCCTACAAGCCGTTACAAGCCATTTAAAGCGATAGTATCGTTAAATGATCACTACCAGGATCATTTTTTCTATGGGATCATGCCGATATTATGTAAACTACATTATGTCAACTACCGGATCCCTCGGTAACCGTTCGGTTACCGACCCTATTTTTGAGGGATTGTTAAGAAAATAACGATCAAATTTTCCTCAGATTGTTAAAAAAATATCATTTCGGAATTTTTTCAAAATTTTTCAAAAATTTTTCTGAAAATTTTTGCGAAAGTCGCTGCGCGAAAGTCGCTGCGAAAGTCGCTGAGAGTCGCTGAGAGTCGCTGCGAAAGTCGCTGCGAAAGTCGCTGTGCGAAAGTCGGAAAGTCGTAGAGAGTCGCTGTAAGCGATTTTAAGGCACTCTGAGAGCATTTTTGATAGTCGGTAGTATAATTTGACCTTTAAATGCAAAAGTCGATGAGAGATGCCTTAAAATCGATTTTAGAGGGGTATAGCTTTTTCGCTACTTCCCCTCTTGATTTCACTGAACTTCTGGAAGTCCTGTCTCATGCGCCTGCTCAAGTGCAAGACGCTCTGATTCTGGCAGGTAACGTCTCCGCAGCTCTTCCGGATCATAGGTCTGACGTTCGTCATTACCGGTGTTGACAACGTACTCAGTCTTATCCTGATAGCCGAAATTGAGATCGGAAGAGCGTCGTGTAGGGAAAG